CCTAACCACCTTCCCATTTGACTGAACATAAATGATCTCATTTCCGACAATAACAGGAACGACATTCGCAGCCCCACGATAGTTCTCAATGCGGTTGTCTACCGTCGTTGGTGTGATAACACCTGTTGATGATGAGCCGATAGACCAAGTAATTCCTGTCGTTAAGGCAATAAGGCGTGTCAGCCCGACAAGGTTGTTTATCTTATTAACCTGCCTTGATGGTAAAGAAATCGTAATGCCATCAGTATCCAACAATATGCTATGTCGCATGAAAGAATCATAGAACCCTGTACGGCTCATCCATAGCGTCTGCGGTTCTGCCGGTGTTGAAGCAAAAACCAACCTGTCTTGGAAGAAACGGCTAATGGTAGGATAACCCCTTGTCCCTGACCAAGCACCATGCGCCCACTCCGTTGCCGCTGATGTAGCCCCCAAATCCGTGATAGTGTCCATCCACATACTTGTTGCTGAATTATAAGTCGTCAACTCACCAATGCCTTCCTGAAAGAAACTGTCGGAAGTCAACATGACCTCTATTGTTCCGCTTGTATATGAAGTGACATTTACCCTTACCAAGAAAGGTTCGGTATGGACTTGTGCATCTTCTGTTCCCGAAGTCTGAACATTGAAATTATTACTGCTCTTAAAAGAATTTATAACCTGCCAGGTAGAGCCACCATCGGATGATTTTTCTATATTAAGTTCCCCTGTCCATGTGCCGTTGGTGACAAGACGCCATGTATGAAAAGCCCTTATAGAAGATGTGGCGGTAGCTGAGGTTAAGTTCTGCGATACCTTTTGGCTTCCGACGATATGCCTGACCTTAAATAAAGCCCCGACATCCGTTGGCTGAAATATAGCGGCTGACGCTACTAAAGAGACTGATCCTGTGGTTGCCGTTGCGGTAATAGAGGCATCTGTAATACCAAAACCGTAGACATGATTATCTGGTGCGAATGGGCCGTCAACAGGGTCGAACAGTTCAAGCCGGAAGTCCGTTGCGCCAAAGCGTGTTAAAGTACGAGGTTGATAATTAGGGTGTGTTATGTAAATAACATCGGCAGAACTCTCAAATCTTAACTCCTGCAAGTCTTCTTCTTGATAAGGCGATGGTTCTTCATATACAGAAGAAGCCGTCCATGTGGTAGGTGATGAGGCTGGATTTTCACCGATTGAAGTTGCAGCTCCGTCAAGGTAATAAACAGTGCCGCCAACAAGTGTAACATAATCACCGATGACATAATTTGTCCCCGCATCCCATTCAGCGATAGAAGATGCCAAGACGCTTACCCTTGCACCGTTGGTATAAAATCGTATGTACTCCTCGCCGAACTCAAGGATATATGTCTGTTCTTCGTTAAAGATGAACTCTTGTACGATTGTTTCTTTTGTTGAGTCTTTGACTTCAGCAACGAAGCGTGTTCCTGGGCGGTTGCTTGCGCCGCCGTAAGGTTGGATAATGAAGTTTTTACAGCGTCGAAGAGCTGAACGGTAACGACTGATGTCTACACGCGCATATATTGGAGGAGATACTTCCCCGGAACTAAAGGAAGCCTGCAAAGGCTTTATCAAAGCCATTATCTTGCTTTCCTGTATGAACTCGTCGTATGGTGCTTCTTGCGTTTCTCACGAGCTGATTTTCTTTTAGTGTCATGCACCATCATGTTATACATATCCCGAAACTTCATTGCTAATTCAGCGTCGCCTGTTATTGCTATAGCAATAGATGCCGCAAGTTTATAGGAAACTGCCTCAATGAACCTGTCGTCCCACAGTGAATAGTCCGTCACCAGATAAGAACAATTAGCATAAGCATCAGCTTCATTAGTACAAACTATCTTCTCCCCGATCGCTGGAAGATATCTCACTTCAAAATCATTCTCTATCGCCGTTGCGGCATTTGCTGAAGAATAGACTTCCCATACGGAAAGAACAGAGGCAGGGTATGTATAGAAGAAAGACCACCCGGGGATAGAGGTGTCATTTATACTCATATGCTGTTCAAGCTTTATCGGTGCGGCATTGAAAGGAAAAGCGAGTTGAGCCAACACTGAGTCCCTTGCGCTTTCAAAATGGGTATTGCAGGCAAGGATTTCAGGCTGTGTTTCATCAGTCGTGTTATCAACCGGCTTCTGACCGATATGAGACAAAGCAAGGTTATAGATGGTAAGAAGGACAGTACCGCTTGCCATTTTACTTAACCAGCATCATGCCGCTTCGCATGGTGTGTTGTGTACTGTTTAGCGCACTCCGAGGGAGGGGGGGCTTTTTGCCCCCCCACATATCCCCCTTATTTTCTACAGAGTGAGCCATACCACCTTCAGGTTTCACAGGTTCCCCATAACTCATGGGCTGTGGCTTCATTACGTCTTTGCGTGGTCTAGCCATTTAACACCCCTTTACGTTCCTTCAACATCGGTGATTAATGAATCGACATTCATAATAATATGAGCATCGACGTTTCCTGCTGTATGGACAACACCAACATGAGGATAATACACACGAAGGTATCTTTTGCAGTTCTTCGGCAACTTGACAACTAGCATCTCTTTGCCAGCCACAAGGTTTGCAACGTCAATAGCCGCTGATTGTACTAATGTCACCGCTCCGACATTAAAATCAGTATCATCAGCCGTTTGTAATTGCGCCTGAAGGCTTGTTCCTCCGGCAAAAGTTGTCTGAACCGCGACCCTCAACCAAGCCCCTGACTCCATCGCATCACCCAACTCACTGAGCGTGTCAATGATGTTGGTAGACGCCACAGAAGTCGTGATCGCTTGAGCGTCCGAGAACTGTTTGAAAGCATCTAAAATAGCCATCTTATTTTCTCCTTTATTTATTATTTAGGTTACGTTGTCGCTGTAGTGATCTGCGCTTCAGCCACGCCAATAGCATCTGATCTTAGGCATGGAATACCTTGGAAAGATAACGGCTTCATGTGTCGAGGAATGCTCTCACCGAACACGTCGCTCAAACCAAGGTTAAGGTTTCCTTTATCAAGCATCTTAACTCGAAGCATAGATAAAGCCTGTCTGGTCATCAAGAACACCGGTCTGACTCCATCGCTCATATCATCAGGAAGCAGGTCAATAGCCATTGACATGAACTTCAAGAGATTAGCTGATGTATCTGTACCGTCTGATGCCGTCAACAGATTACTGACGTCGATGTTGCAGATACGAACAACATAACGATAATCACTGATAGCAAGACCACCCTTCCATTTGAAAAGGTCAACATAGGCTTCAAGATAACGGCCTGCGTTGTTCTGGTCTTCGACTGTCTGAATACCCCTATCCATATGTTCCAAACCTGCTTGAGAACCTTTAGGATAAGTACCGAAAACATGGTCGCCAAGACCAATCAACCATACTGATGTGTTATCTGAACCAACGCCACCAGCATCAATTAACTGGCTTGAAGTGATGTAGGTCGTACCCAAAGAGAAATAACGGCTCTGAAGACCGTTAAATCTTTCAGGGTTCACAGACACATCACCTGTGATGAACGTATCAGCCCAAGTATTCGTCATGCCTTGCAAGAACGCCTTTGCTTCTGACAAACGGAACTGAGCTGAATTGCCATTCAAGTTGGCGACTTCGATGTCAACATGAGAACGTGCTTCAAGCAACGCACAGGTGTCAACAATCTGACCTGTGGTTGACTTAGCCGGAGTTACGCCTTGGTTCAAAAGACGGAACGTAGGTGTAGGCAGGCTGTTTCTGATAGTGTGCTGATGCCCTGTAGGAAGATTTGCTTCTTTCCAGGGAATTAACTTCATGATTGGATGATACTGCGTAAGAATTTCCGCGATCATCGGGATCCTGCCGTTCGGGTCGGTACGTTTCGCAACGTCCAACAAATTCGGCCATGAGTATGTCGTCTGACCTAATGTAGCCATTTTATTTCTCCTTTGATAGACCCTTCGCTATATAGCTAATCGAACTTAGTATTAGGAAACATCTTCCTGGCTATACGCTCAGGGTCGTTTGGTGTATTTTTATTTACTCCAGTGGCAAGTGTATCTTCACTGAAGAACTTTCCAGCTTCCATAAAAAGATGAACCACCGCCGGATGAGAACCAACGCCTGTATCATTTAATATCTGGCGCACCTCATCGCCCCTCTTGCCAGCGAACTTATCAATGAACCTGGACGTTAATACCAGCTTCGTTTGATAATCCGTACCCAATTCCTTAATGGTCTTTTGCTTCCAACCATCGACGGTATCGTTGTATCTTTTAACATCAGCCTCAGTCTTCTTGATCATCAAGTCAAAAAGTTTTTTAGCTTCAGTTTGGTCTAGCTTGAGTTCTTTAAGGATGGGAGTTGCCACCTCTAAAAAGGTGGTATCTATCTCCATTCCTTCAGGGGCCGTGAATTCATACTTTTCAGGTACAACCTTTTCTACTTTTACTTCTTCGCCTTTTTTGCCTAACAGGCTTTCGCTGTCATCGCCCTTTGGTGTCTCTGGTGCCGTTGGCGTTTCAGGCTTTTCAGATGTTTCAGGTGCTGCTGTTTCTGCCGGTGCTACGGGTGTTTCTACTGTTTCTGTTTCACTCATCGTGAACCTCCCATGCTCATTTCCGCCTCGGTATTAGGCAAGGACGGCGAGTCTATTTTTGTTGGATTTCTTAACTTATCTTTAATAACCCGATCATTGACAATATTTGAACGGACTTCTTTAGATTCCTGCTCTTGTACCATTTGTAAATACATCCTCTGGTCAGCCTCTAACAGCTCATTCAACATCCCAATACCTATGGAACGCTGACCTTTCCTGAAATAACAAAGGTTCGTATCGGCGATATATTCATCAGAAAAAGCCTTACATCGTGCCATGACTCCCCAATAAAACCTTCGTCCTTGAGCAGTCGATAACACATGGCGTATATCATTAAGCCATTGGTCTTTCTTTTGTTTTTCTTTTTGTTTTTCGTCCATGTTACTGTTCTTATGGTTCCAAAGAAAAAGCCCCTTTCCACCTATCGCGATAGAAAGAGGCTTTAGAACTTCTTTGGATTGACGGGTAATTAAGCCGTCAATGAATTAAATTTTATTGTACTTTTTCGCTATCCGACTGGGCCTTCTCCACATTCCTCAATGCCGTTGACCCGTCCTTGCCAATAGAAGCCAACTGTTGCGCCGCCTGAACCTGTTGCCTTTGTTGGCGCAACGCTTCAACAGACTCCACATCCAACATCATCTTTGCCGGTGCGCCTTCGGCGTCATTGACTTCCCTAGCTATATAATCAAAATCAAAATTATCAAGAATATCAGGTCTGAACTGTGATATAGCCGTTGTCGTTTCCATGACACGCTGTATCTGCTGGACGCCCAACGCTTCCTGTGCCTGAGCCAAGATACTGATGTACTTGACACGGATATCAGCGCCAATCAGTTGAGGTGGAGGTGGACGTAAGATAGCGAACATTTCCTGTTCTGTCCCCCACAATGAAACTGAATTATCCCAAAGAATACCAAATACAATATCATGCAACGGGTCAAGCAACTCCTCTTTCAAACGATGCAAGATCGGCCCCATCATCATTATCTTCTCTTGCTGTCTTTCCGAAATCTCCGTCGCTGTCATATTCGTCTTGTCAATATTAATGAGCATTAAGAACAGATTTACGAAGAAGAACTTGTCGATATTCTGCTTTAAATGTGTTTCCATTTCAATGAACGAATTTAAAGCGTCAGGAACCGTGTATGCCGCCCTTACGCCGGCATCAGGCGTATTAAATGAAGACTTGGTGACGCCGCCTGGGACTAAATTAATAAAACCTTCAATATCAGCATCAGCGACCGTCGGTGGATTATGCAACTTTTCCTGTAACTTGAGCTTATCATCCACCGTCTTTTGCAACTGCTTTATATCACCAATAGCGTCCCAACCCGAACCCTTACCATAAACCTGATGGGTGTATGATGTTTCCCACCGAGGGGCTATGACCGGAAAACGACGAAACCCGCGCCTTGCCAAAAATCCACTCCCCATATCACCACTCTGCCAATACAAAGACCCAAATGGCATTCCGTTGCCGGGATCGCCCTTCTCTATTAAATGCCTTACCCTGTAATATTTTCCTTTCTGATTATTATCCCAATCCGCCCTGACCGTCATCGAAACGCTTTCTAACCCAAATTCCTCGACCATCTGCTCAACCGTCATCCAATACTCGCGCCCGAAAGAAGAGACCCGGCCACGCTTATCCGTTCCCAAATAATACTCTCCTGCCGTAAATGAATAACACCTGATGACATCATTCATGTCCTCAAGAACAATAAAGCAACCTGTTGCAAAACTACCCAACTCTTTATATACGCCTTGTAAAGTCTCATAAACATTCGATACATTAAAGACAGAACGGACTTTCATGTTCAAGTCGTCAAACCACTCATTTACCTCCTGGTCATCGTCAAAACCGTCAATCTCATATTTAGACCACGGTCGGTTAGGGGAAGTCATGCCGCTTAATAAGCCAGAAGCTAAAATATTATTGGCGATAGTGGCATAACCATCAAGAACCTTCTGATGGTCTATCATTTCGCCGTCATTAGCTTCCTCATCGTCAAAACGCCCGCGAGTAGGCACAATGTAGTCGCGTATCATCTGATGGGAAGACTGCCATCCGGACTCCTGATACTGCGACTTCATAGCCGAAAATCGACGGTCAGCGTTTATGATGTCTGTCGTTGCTGCCATTTACCCTCCAAGGGTGTTCTTGCCAGTCCCTAAAGACGAAAATTCTGAACCTGTACCGAAAATACCTGAGGATTTGATAGTCCCCGCCAATCCCGCCCTCATCTGCTTTCTACGGATAGACGCCATATCCTGTTGCCCTGCCTGGCTGTCAACTGCCTGCGGAGTGGGGGGCGGCGCCGGAACAGGCGGCGGAGCCGGTATTACAGGTGCTTTTGGTTTACTGCCGAATAATCCTAAACACATAATTTATCTCCTTCCATATAATCCCAATCTTCTAAATTTAGTTTATAAAGTTTTTTATCAAACCAATTCTCTGTGAACCATCTAAAAAATTCTTTGTCATTGATGCTTCTATTCCATATATTAATTGCTTCTTCCATTCTTTTCTCATTAGGAACATTACTCTGCCTTGAAATCTGAAATGTACATTCTCCACAATGAATGGAAGTAAACCAATCTTCTATATGAATGAAAATACCCTTATTATAATTACCACAATCAGAAATATAATGACCGCCTTTATAACCACAGTAAGGACATTCTTTTATAAGATTTTCTGGTAGAACAAATATATTAGGCATACTAAATCCTCGTCATTAACTCTCTCCACGTTGTTACTGGAACCCTGTTGATAGGGCGCATCTGATGTCGACCTTTCTTCTTTATCACCAACGGATCATAGACTTCCTGAGAGTCAGTAACAGGAACAGCCAACCCCACGCCGTCTTCTTTCACAGTCGGGAACTTCACATGCATTTCCTCATCCATGATACGGGATAAGCAGTCCATAAAGTCATCATGTTTCCCGACAGGGAAAGTCATATACTCATCACGAACCACCGTCGACACCAAGTCAACTACCTTGCCGTCGCTCCCCACAAAATGCAACGAACGTGGAAACCACATACGATGATTCTCAAATATCGGAACTAACCTGCGTATCCTGTCATTCTTCGGCATCGAGCCTTTCAGCTCAACAATAAAGAACCTGTAACCCTCTTGCTGTTGCACATACTTGATGTGCTCAATATCCGACTGCATCCCGTACTTCTCATAGCCGACCTTCAGGGGTTTCCATAGACGATGCAACTTAAACAACGCCGAACACCTCTCCGTCAAATTCATCCTGTCCCTAATGCCATCGACGAGATAATAATTCCCATCCGGCGCACAGCCCACTACCAATATCACCGTAAAGTCGCTGTCCTTCTTCTTCTCGCTTGCCGGGTCGACGACGATATAATAATTCCATTTAGAAGAACCACGCAGCACATCATAATATTCCAACCACTCGGACCTGAAGCCCATTACTTTGTCAGCGAGGGGATTCTGAAGCATTTGTGAGCTAAAGACATAGCTACCCATATCTCTTAATTTATTATCTAAATCTTCTTGAGTAAGAAATACAGACTCACCTTTCATAGTTCCATCTTTTGTAGCTGAATGAATTCTTGGTCTTGCTGTACCACTATCTATAATTGTCTGATAGGTGTCATTACTATGATATCTTGTTCCTATAAATCTCTTTCGACAAACCTCAGCTCCAAGATTAAATGATAATCTAAATGCTTCCGTTGTCTTAGCAATCATTTCAGGTGTACTTACAGAATCTTTCGTTACGATATCGTCAAAAATCATTAATTGATAGTGTTTGGATGTTGGTTGCCCATCGACTAAACCCCATGTCTCTAATGTGCTTTCCTTTGGATTTGTCTTTCTCTTAACAATAATGCCGTCATCTAAAGACCACTTAGGCGATTCTTTATGTGGGTCTTGATAAAGAATATCAGGAAAAAGTTTTTTTAAGAAATCATTAGTCTCAAATTCTCTTTTTACTTGTGCCCCAAAAGATTTACTAATAGGGCGTGTGTGACTAAATAATCCTATTGTGATTTCAGGATTTTTCAGAATATCTTGTATGGTCAGACCGAATGTAATTATTGAAGATTTATATCCAGCCCTAAACCATAAATCAAGATGACCATCAGGGGATTTTTCAACCTCCCTTATTCTTTCGTAAACCCAGTCCCTATTCATATCCTGTCTTTTACAGGCAACGGACAAAAGAAAATACAAATCAGTCTTACATAGTTCTCTCATTGTCTCGTAATCATTATCTTTCAAGACCTGAGCATACAATTCATTACATTGTTGTCTAGTTAGATTTGATATTTTTATCGACATAAAATCTATTCAAATAATTTGGAGTTTCTTTATGACAATCAATACATAATGTTCTATTATTCTTGACATCCCATAATTCATCACATAAAACCGCATCTTCAAATGTCTTTATATTGTTATCATAAATAATCTCAGAATAAGATTTTGGATAATGATCCACTTGTAATTTACCACCACGCTCACCACATATTTGACAAGTATAATCATCCCTTTCAAATATATTCGTTCTCCACATTCTATATATAAACGACTTCCTTATATAATTTTTAATCTTTGTATACGGAGACCGCCTAGCAATACTTAATTTAATTCTTGACTGTATTGTATGCTTATATCCTTTCTTCTTTTCACTCATCAAACGCTTCGATTCTTCCGAGTGATATACTACACCAGTCTTTTTAACAATATTTACATTCCCATATCTCCTAAATCTACTGTAATGTTTTGAACATAACCCATGGCCAAAATGTTTATTACTACAACTATCAATAGAACATCTTTTATTTAAGTTTTGATTCCAAACAGGCTGACCCTTCAAAGAACTTCCAATTTTCTTCTTATGCTCCTCTGATAATCTAGAACCTTTCTTAGATTTACCCCAAGCCCAACATCTTTCTATTTCTTCCTGAGAACGAATATAAACACCCTTCGGCATATTATCCTCTAAAATAATCCAATCTTTCTTGAATTTCCCTATGCTCAACTGTTACCTTACTCTCCGTGTTACTCGTTGATTCCCCCTCAAACAGCCTTAACAACGTCCCTAACTGCGACAACCCATCCTTGCTGTCCTTCAAAAGTTTAATAGCCTCGTCGATATGGAACTTGTTATTATCAATACCCTTATCAATGGCGACTGCTATCTTATACTCATTACGGAGCCTTTCTAAAAAAAGCTTTTTTAA